TAAGTATGCGCCACATGGGTAGTTTTAGAAATAAAAGCGGCGACTCATGGGTTACTCAATTTCAAGCATCGCCAATTAGTAAATATTCAATAAATAAAAATATATGAGTAATAGCCAAAAAATACCTCTATATCAGTCAATGAATTATTTTACGCAAAGCGTAGTAAATGACTCTTTGCAATCTTTGGCGCAAAGCCTACCGTGTTCTGTAGTCGCAGTAGAAGGCAGTATTGTCACCGTTAACTTTGAAGTTATATCGGATTTTACGCTACCGCAAGTTACGATACCTGTAATTGGTTTTGAATATATCCGATACCCTATACAGGTAGGCGACAAAGGGTTTACCCTAGCATCAAACGCTAGTTTAAAACAAATGTCAGGTTTAGGTACGGGCGTTGCCGATTTAATTAACCAAGGCAACTTAACCATGTTGGCGTTTTGCCCATTAGGAAATAAAAATTGGTTCCCTGTTAACCCTAATTATCTTGTTTTGTATGGCAAAGAAGGTGTAGAAATACGCAATAAAAGTGGCTCAGTTACTATTGTTTTGACTGATTCAGGGGTTACAATAAACGGTAAAGTCACCATTAATGGAGATGTGGAAACTACAGGCACATTAAAAAATAATGGTGTTAATGTGGGAAGTGACCACGTGCATGGTGGAGTTAATCGTGGTGGTGTTAACACTTTTGTACCACAATAGGAGAAAATATAATGCCAAGAGTGTGGGGAAGGAAATATCAATCTGATGGATCATACACTTGGGAAAAAGTAGAATCCACAACTTACTCAGAATTTGATTATGGGTATGTTACGCAACTTATTCAAGTATTGAAGTTAAACACAGGCGAAAGCCCCTTTTATGCCAATTATGGCATACCTGCTCAGAAATCAGTTATTACACAAATTTTTCCTGATTATTTTGTAACACAAACACAACAACAATTTGCACCTTATTTTGCTACTTTAATTATTGATAAAAAAGAGTCGCCCATACCAACTTATAATATCAATATTACTTTTTATAATGGCACAAAATTTCAAACAGAGATCCCTGTATGACAACTCCTACCATACCCCCAATTAACGTAACTTCTACAGGCATCATACCTGCAAGTCCTGAAAGCCTTAACGCTTTGTTGATTGCGTATGTATAAGCCATTAACGCAGGTTATACGGCTAATTTGCCTGCTACTTTGATAGAAGATATTGCCTCTACTGATACAGGTGCTTTGGTTATCATGGATCAAGCAAGGGTTGATTTAGTTAATTCTGTTAGCCCCTATACGGCAAATGAATTTATCCTTAATCAATTAGCACCTATTTATGGTGTGACAAGGGGTCAAGGCTCAAACACATCAGTTGAAGTCATATTCTCAGGAACAGTAGGTTTTGTGATTCCTGTAGGATTTACAGTTACAGATGGTACATATCAATATGTTGTTAGAAACTCCTCTGTTATAGAAACAAGTGGGCAAAGTGCAAGTGTGTTTTGTTTGGCAACAACAGCAGGCACATGGGCAGTTCCTGCAAACACAGTTACACAGTTAGTAACTTCTGTTCCGTCAACTGTTACTTTAACGGTAACTAATCCTGTTGATGGAGTATCAGGACAACCTGCACAAACCATTGAAGATTTTAGAAGCCAAGTTATACAGGCAGGATTGGCAACGGCACAAGGATGTCCAACATTCCTAAAAACACAATTGCAAAAAGTTTCAGGTGTTCAGTCTAGGCTTATCTCAATCAGAGATATAGGCTCACACGAATGGCAAATTATTGTGGGTGGGGGCGACCCATACGCAGTAGCCAATGCCATTTTTACAGGCATTTTTGACATTTCATCATTGGTAGGCTCAACCGAAGACCCTGCAAGAACAGAAATTGTTAGCATTAATGATTACCCTGATACTTATGAGATTACGTTTGTAAGACCTGTTTTGCAGGCAACACAGGTTAACATTGCATGGAATACAATTAGCACTAACATCATTTCACCAACGGCAGTTTCTGAGTTGGCAAATCCTGCTATTGTGGCTTACATTAATAGTATTGCAGTAGGTACACAACCAATTAATATTTACGATATGCAGAGCATCTTTTTAAATAGTATTAGCAGTTTGGTATCCCCTGCCCTTATATCTATCATTAATATTACGGTATTTATTGATGGTATTCAGGTATTACCTATAACAGGAACAGGTTTAATTTATGGTGATGCAGAAGGCTATTTTGAAACATCAACACCTAATGTAATAATTAGCAAAATATAATGCCATTACTTAAAATAATCGAAAGTTACCTTTATTTTCAGTTTCAGGACGATGATGATTTGCAATCATTCGTAACTGCATACAATGGTTTAGCCCAAGAATATTTAAATTCTTTTAACAGTTTGAATATGCCTATATACACAATTCAGGAAGGTGCATTATTGGATTGGTTAGCAACAGGGATTTACGGCTACCCAAGACCTGTTATTGCAACAGTAGGAAATCTGTTAAAAGGCCCATATAATACGATTGATTACAATAGTGAAACCATACCTTATAATGAATTAACAAGTACAGGTAGTGGTGGTGGCTACAGGTTAACAGATGACGAGTATAAGCGTTTTCTTACATGGAATTTTTACAAAGGTGATGGGTTTTATTTTAATATTTCATGGTTAAAACGTAGAGTAAAAAGATTTTTGCAGGGGTTTAATGGTTCAGCCCCTGATATACAAGAAACTTATGAAATTTCAGTTACATTTCCTGCGTTATATGAGTGTAAAATAGAAATTATTGGTGCGTTAAAATCTAATTACGGTACATTGTTGGAAAATGGGATAAAGGCAGGGGTGTTATACCTACCTTTTCAATGGAAATATGACGTAGTAATGAGTTAAAAGGGGTTTTTATGAGTGTGCTATTGTTTGCAAATAATGCCATTACGGCTTTAGCACAACCTTTATCTGCAACTGCAACTACTTGCACAGTAGCACCAACAACAGGTGATTTATTCCCTGTAGTCACACCAAATACGTCATTTTTTATGACATTCACAGATGTAGCAACAGAAACCATTAACGAGATTGTGTTGGTAACTGCAAGAGCAGGTGATGTCATGACCATTGTTCGTGGTCAAGATGATACAACGGCAAAAGCATGGAACGCAGGGGATTTAGCATCTATGCTTCCAACTGCTGAAACCATGCGTAGATTTATACAGTTTGAGGAAAATTCAGGAATTACTATTCAAAATGATGTGGGTACACCATCACTCGTATATCCCTTGCTTGCTCAACAAACAAGTGGCGACACAAAAACATTATTTACATCAAATCCAAAGTACCAATACAACCCTAGTAATGGTCAGTTAAAAGCAGAAACCATGTACGCAAACAATGGTTTATTTGTAAATAAGCAGACCATTTCAACAAGTTATATTATTGCAACAGGAGATAGTGCCATGACGACAGGGCCAAGTATTCTTGCCCCTACTGTTGTAGTTACTGTTTCTGCAGGCAGTCGTTTTGTGGTGCTATAAATATGCCAATACTGAAATTTGCCAATAATGCTTTAAGTACGTTGGTTTTACCAATATCCCCTAGTACCCCTGTATGTAGGGTAAAGTCAGGTGATGTATTTCCTGCTATTGGTACAGACGAAGAGTTTTATATTACATTTACAGACAAGGCTACAGGGTTAATTAATGAAATAGCACTCTGTACGGCAAGATTAGGTGGTGTTTTAACCATTGTTAGGGGTGTTGACAATACAACTGCTAAAGCGTGGGCAGTAGGTGATTATGTCAATATGTACCCTACGGCAGGAACATTAGATAGATTTTTGCAAAGTGTCAATGGTAATGTAGTAACAGAGGTAACGGCTTCGCTTCCTCTAACGTCATCAGGTGGTCAAACTCCTAATATAGCATTAACAGGTCAAATTCCTGCTAGTCAAATTGAAGGATTAGGCACAATGGCTTATCAAAATAGCGATAATATTGCAGTAACAGGTGGTAATGCTTCATTGGCTACAGTATCATCATTGAAGTATCTTAATTTAGCGTCAGGTGCTTTTTAAAGGAGAAATCATGGCACAGAGTAACTATTCAAAAATCTTAATTTACGGTTCTGCCACTCCCAATGCTGAACCACTTGCTACTAACTTAGAATCTTCTGTTAATGGTGTTGAGTTAGCCCTTAACTACGAAGATGGAAAACTTTTTTATAAAGATGCACAAGGTGCAGTTCAATTATTGGCAAGTAAAAATGGTATTAGCCCTGTTACAGGAGTAACGGCTACTGCACCATTAACTGCAACTGATACTGCAGGTGTGATTAACATTGCATTAACAGGTAATATTCCTAATACACAAGTTACAGGCTTGGGAACAATGTCTGTGCAAAATGCAAATGCCGTAGCCATCACAGGTGGTACTGCAACTACAATGACTTCTGTATCAGCAGGAACATTAACAGGTACAACAAGCGTAACAACTCCAATTGTTAATAACGCAACTACTTTGGCTTTGCAGGGTGGTGGTGTTACAGGATTAACAGTTTCCAATCAAGGTGCATTTGTTACTAAAGACCCTACGCAACCATTAGAAATTTCAACAAAACAATATGTTGACCAAAAAGTTGTTGGTGCAATTACCTACAAAGGCTTGTGGGATGCCGATACAAACACTCCAACACTTGAATCAGGTGTCGGATTTGCAGGTGAATTGTATGTTGTAAGCGTATCAGGTACAACAACTCTTGATGGTGTATCTAATTGGGTTAAAAACAATTGGGCATTATTTGATGGTACAGAATGGCAACAATTAGATGCACAACCTTCTGTATATAGCGTAAATGGTCAATCAGGTGATGTTGTTTTAAATGCCTTGAATCTGCCACTTGCAGGAACAATGATTACACAAAACGCTGATGCAGTAGCCATTACAGGTGGCACAATTGATGGCACGGTGATTGGTGGTACAACTCCTGATTTAATTACAGGTACAGTTATTACTGCTACTCAGTACGTTGGTATTAGTGGTGGTGCATTCGCATAATGGCAACAGCACAAGGTTC